ACTTTACTTTATAAAAAGATAAAAAATAATATCTAACATAATTTAAAGAGAGGGGAGGGGGGGTCTCGCAAAATACACCCCCCCTCTGCATCGCCCAGCCCTCCAAAAATGCCCCGGGGGAACAAAAAAGTAGAACAAGACCCTTATTTGTTCGACCTAAACTATTAAGGAAGGGGAAAAGTTAGTATGGGAAGTAGTAAGAAAGTAAACGATCTTATTCAGCAACCTGATAATTTTATTCCACCAAAAGGAAGAACGAGCTTTACAGCAGAATTTTTGCCACACGATAAAAATCAATCAATCATTCAAGCAACTACAGACAACGATCTTAGAGGCAAGAGCGATAAAGAAATTGAAAAGTTTATAAAGTCTCAAGGCGGACATATTCCTCAGGGGTATCGCGCGAGACTCGTCGAGATTAGACATCAGACACATGGTTGGACTAGACAAAAGCAAGGACAAGACGCTTTAACTAAACCAACCTTTTGGTATAAATTTATTGTTGAACCGATTAATGGTTATATTAACATTGATGAACTTGTTAAGAATCTATCTAAAAAGAATCCAGCAAAAAAGTATATTCCAAACAACAGTAAAGAAGTTTTAACAATCTTATTTGCAGATCTTCAACTAGGAAAAATTGATGACGAAGGTGAAGGCCTTGGTGTTCAAAAAACAATTGATAAATTTATAGACAGCGTTGACAAAGCTATCCATTTTTGGAGAACTAATGGTAAAGCAGAAGTTCATCTAGCGTTTGCAGGTGACTGCATAGAAGGCTTTGCTACAAGTCAAAACGGAAAGCTAACTTGGAGACAGTCCTTAACACTTACTGAACAACTTAGACTTTTTAGATGGATACTTAGATACGCAATTGACTCTTTTGTAACAGCTGGCGTAAGCAAGTTAGAAGTAGACGTTGTTAATGGTAATCACGATTCAGCAAGTAGCAAGTATACAGGTGTTGAGACTAGACCGGATGATGGACACGCAACCGAAAGCGCGATTGCAGTAAACGAAGCGTTAAGAACTAATCCTGAACGCTATGGACATGTAACTATATTTGTACCAAAGAAGGACCAAGACCATATTGTCAGAAAAGTAGGTTCTAGCATTATTGCTATTGCCCACGGCCATCAATGGTCTCGAGGTAAATCTATGGAATGGTTAGCCGGACAAGCTTTGAACCAACAGTCTGCAGGAGCATCTCATATTTTGCTTCATGGTCACGAACACGAACACAGTATTAAAACTAAAAAAACTAGATGGGTTATTTGCGGTGCACCATTTGAAGTTTCTAGTAATTGGTGGAAATCAAAAACTGGAGACGAATCTAAACGAGGCGCAATTGCATTTATACACCAAGACGGCGAAGCAAAAAACATAACTCTACTTTAAATCTAAGGAGAACCATGAGTGAATTTCCAATAAAAATTCCAGCAATCAAAATTTATAGAGGTGATTCTTTTTCACAAACTTATATTTTTAAAAACAAAGAAACGAATCAACCTAAAAATTTAGTAACTGAAGGTTGGACAAACTGGGTAGCTCAATGGAGACCAGAAATTGACTCAGACGTAGTTGTTAGTTTTTTAGTAACTACTACTTCAGCAAATGTTGGTCAAATTACAGTATCTTTATCTGCAACACAAACTAGTAATATGAAAAAAGGTTTTTGGGACCTACAAGCAACGCAAAACTCAACTATCAGAACATGGTTAGCTGGTAAAGTAGAGTTTGAAAAGGATGTGACTGATGTGTAAAGAACCTAATGGAACATTAGTTATGACTACGTGTAAATGTAGAGAAAACACTAAAAATTTAGTAATGACTAGACAATATTTCGAAGAAACACTAGCTAATAAAACACAAGCCGCAGTAAGACAAGAACGAGAAAGAATTCTCAAACTATTAAACAATATTATTGAGGGTGATAACAATGTCTGAGATTGATATTATTGTAACGGAAACAATCGCTGTTGAAATTCCAATAAGTCAATCATCGACAATCATTGAAGTTCTTTCAGCTGCACCGGGTCCGCAAGGTCCTACTGGTGCTACTGGTCCTACTGGTCCTACTGGTCCTACTGGTCCTACTGGTCCTACTGGTCCTACTGGAGCTGATGGAGCCGCTGGCGTAGGTATTGCTATCGGAGGAATTCAAGGTCAAATACTTGCAAAAAACTCAGATACAAACTACGATACAACTTGGATAGATAATTACGCTAATTGGACCTCTCAACTTAAACACGAAGTTAAATTAGCTCAACCAATGACCAAGGGTCAAGCCGTTTATGTTTCATCAGCTGATGGAACAAACATGATTGTTACAAAAGCCTCAAACATCAGCGAATCAACATCTTCAAAAACACTAGGTCTTATCGAAGCAAGTGGAAACACTAATGATAAAGTTAAAGTTGTTACTGAAGGTTTAATATCCGGGTTAAATACTAACTTGGCTAATTCTGGAGATCCAGTTTGGCTTGGAATAGATGGAAATTTAATATTTGGTTTAAGTAACAAACCATATGCCCCAAACCATTTAGTTTTTATTGGTATAGTTACTAGAAAAAACATTAACAATGGAGAAATATTTGTAAAAGTGCAAAACGGTTTTGAATTAAAAGAACTTCACGACGTTTCTGCTCAAACTCCTTTAAATAATGACGTATTAACTTATGAGACAGCGTCTGGTCTTTGGAAACCAACAAAAGTAGCACTTAAATATGAACACAACCAACAAGTAGCAAACACTTCTTGGTCTATCACCCACAATCTAGGTTATATGCCTAGCGTTACAATAATTGATTCTGGCGGGAACGAAGTAGAATGCCAAATTATTTACAATAACGAAAATTCAATAACTTTGCAATTCACAGCACAATGCTCTGGAGTTGCTTACTTATCTTAAGGAATAAAAAATGGCTAAACTATTTTTGACAAACATTAACCTAAACACAAATGAACTACAATTTCCTGTAATTCACAAACTAGCAACCGCACCAACCTCACCTGCACCTGTTTTGGGTCAGATGTATTTCAACACAACCGACAAATTCCTATATTTGTACGATGGAACCGCTTGGGATAAGATTACTCTATCTGGAGAAATTGTTGACGCTGATATTAAAACCGGCGCAGCTATTGATAAAGCTAAGATTAGCGGAACAGCAATTACTGCTGCAGACACCGGTACTGTCACATCAACTATGATCGCTGATGCGACAATTGTTAATGCCGATATTAGCGGCTCAGCTGCGATTGCACTATCTAAACTAGCAACAAACCCGTTGTCTAGAACAAACCACACAGACACACAACTAGCATCAACTATTTCTAACTTCGACACTGCAGTTAGAACTTCTCGCCTAGATCAAATGACTGCACCATCAGCTTCTGTTGCGTTTAACAACCAAAAGATTACTGGTCTAGCAGATCCAACGCTTGCACAAGATGCTGCAACCAAAGCATATGTTGATGCTGCTCGCCAGGGTCTAGATGTTAAGGATTCTGTAAAGGTTGCAAGCACTGCAAACGTTGCTCTTACCGGAACTCAGACTATTGATACTGTATCTGTAGCTGTTGGTGATAGAGTACTTCTAAAAAACCAAACTGCAGGAGCAGAAAATGGTATTTGGGTTGTAGCCTCTGGCGCGTGGGCGCGAGCTGACGATGCAAACACTGCAGCTAAACTAAACTCAGGTGCATTCGTATTTGTCGAACAAGGATCTCAATCAGATTCTGGCTGGGTAATGACAACGGATGGAACAATTACACTTGGAACTACAGTTCTAGCTTGGGCTCAATTCTCAGGTGCCGGACAAATTGTTGCAGGTGCAGGTCTAACAAAAACTGGTAACACTATCGACGTAGCAACAGCTAGCACTGCTAGAATCGTTGTTAACGCAGATAATATTGACTTGGCAACCGTATCTGTTTCAAGCACTGGAGCCCCAAAAGGTACATCTAGCGTTATTGGCATTTCTGCTGACTCTTACGGTAGAATAACTACTATTGGTACAGCTACAGACAAATTTGCAGGACCAAACCCTCTTCTAACTCTAAGCGGACAAGTTGGGACATGGACTGTAAACCACAACCTAGGAACATCTGATGTTATTGCACAAGTACGTCAAATCTCAAACAACGAAGTAGTAGAAGCAGATATTGAATTTACTTCGACCTCCGTTATTACTGTAAGATTAACTGCACCATCACCAGCAACCAACATTGCAGCAGATTCATACAGAATTGTAGTAATGGCTTAAGGATAAAATATGACTAGAGCATTTGTAACAGGTATAAGCACTAATGGCCCATTTTCTATAACGGGTGTAAACTCGCCAGTTAGTTTAAACGGTAGCAATGGTACAAGTAATCAAGTTCTAACAAGTACTGGAGCAGGAACTACACCTATCTGGGCAACACCAACCGTATCTGTTGATCAAACATTATTGTATCCAGGTTATATTTATACAAGTAGCTCTAACTATGCTCTAGACTTTGCTGGTTCTGCTGGAGGTCAAAGCATATTAGGTTCTACAACTAGAGGTTTTCCTATGGATGCCGGTTATACATATGACTTTGATTTATATTTTATGGTTGGTCAAACATACGCAACATCTACTACAATGTCTCTTTCTTTTGGATATGATTTCAGTACCATATCTGGTTCACCAACTCAATCACATGCTTTCTTTAACCAAGTATCAACATCAACTATATTGGGAGCATCAGGAACAACTACTCAGTCTAGAACCACTGGAGGATCAGTAACTATTGTTGCTGCTGTAACTACAGGCTCTAGATATGCGGCTGTTGTTTCCAGAGGACAAGTTAGAGTTAGCGGAACTGGGCAAATGAAGATATTTCCAAAAATAACCGCAAGCATCACTTCAGATAACGGTGTAACCGTATATTCTGATTTAGCTTTTAAGGTTAGACGCGTAGGAACAAACGCCGTTACAACTATTGGAACGTGGACAACTTAATAATTTAGGAGGTGAACATGTCAACCATCAAAAAAACAGAAACAAAAAAAATAAGAAGACCTCCGGCTACAACTCCGGAAGCAAGAGAAAATCAAATGATCGCACTTGCTTTTGATTTAGCCGAAAAACAACTTATCGATGGTTCGGCTTCATCTCAAGTTATTACACACTATTTAAAACTAGCGACCACAAGAGAACAAATTGAAAAAGAGAAATTAGAACTAGAAAAACAACTTCTAAAAGCTAGAACAGAGACTATTGAATCTGCTAAGCGAGTAGAAGAACTCTATGCAAACGCACTAAACGCTATGCGTGGATATCAAGGCACAGAAGTAGATGACGAGGAGTATGATGATTAGATCATATTCTGAATTAATAAGACTGAACACCTTTGAGGAAAGATATGAATATTTAAAACTAAAAGGTTCAGTTGGAAAATCTACTTTTGGCTTTGATAGATACATCAATCAACAATTTTATAGATCTGCACAATGGAAAAATATTCGTAACCATGTAATAGCCAGAGACCAAGGTTTGGATTTGGCTTTTCAGGGTTACGAAATATACGATAGGATAATTATTCACCATATGAATCCCATGAGTGTTGAAGATATAGAACACGGAGATAATGATATTCTAAATCCCGAATTTTTAATTTGTACAACCCATAAAACACATAACGCTATACACTATGGCGATAAGAATCTACTAGCGTTACCGTTTGTTGAAAGAAATTTAAACGACACAAAACTTTGGTAGAATTAAGGATCATCAATGACGGACTTAACTAAAAAAGAGTCATTTTACTTTATGTTATTTGCATTTTTAGCATTAACTGTATTAATTAGTTCGCTATTTATTTGGTCTCAGACTCAAGAAAATTGCTGGAGTAAATATGACACAGAACAACAAGCAATTCAGGAGTGTGAACAATAATGAGTAGTATTTTACAAGACGTAAAAAAACTTTTACATATTCCAGCTGAATACGATGCATTTGATACAGACATAACTATACATATTAACTCTGCATTTTCTACACTGCATCAATTAGGCGTAGGAACAACAAATCCTTTTTCTATAACAGATAGTGATAGCGAATGGGTTGATTTTACACAAAGCAACACAGCAATAAACTCAGTAAAAACTTATATTTGGGCAAAAGTTAAACTAGCATTTGACCCACCAGGAACATCGTTCCACCTGCAAGCATTAAACGATATTTGTAAAGAACTAGAGTATCGTTTAAATACAGAATCGGAAGCAAAAGCAAATGTATAATGAAGAAATTAACACCCTAATACATGCTGGTAAAAAAGGTATGAAGTGGGGCGTAAGAAAAGATAGATCTATTGATTATACATCTTCAAGAACTATCGGATCTAAAATACCATCTAAACTTTCTAACGAAGAACTAAAAAAAGTAATAACTAGAATGCAGTTAGAAAGACAATATAAAGACATTAACCCTATAGGCGCTAAATCCATAACTGGTAGCTTAAGTTCTGGAAACAAAGCAGTTTTGGCCATTTTAGCAGTAGGCACAACCATAAACTCTGCAATTGCTTTTTCTAATTCTGCAGCTGGCGCACGCATTAAAGCTACAATTGTAGAACGTCTATCTAATTAATAGAAAGGAGGATTGGATATGAGTCTTTCAAATAGAGCAACTCCTAAATATTATGGAGAGTTTCGAGATGCAGTTATAAGAGGAGAAATCCCAGTAAATAAAGAAATTGCATTAGAGATGAATCGAATTGATGATCTTATAGCTAATCCTAATTTTTATTACGACGAAACAGCAATTGATGGTTTTGTTAAATATTGCGAAAACGAATTAACCCTAACTGATGGCGGCGATCTACATTTGCTAGATAGTTTTAAACTATGGGCAGAAGCCGCACTTAGTTGGTTTTATTATGTAGAAAGAAGCGTATACGAACCAGGAGACGATAACCATGGCGGTAGATACGTTAGACGAATGATTAAAAAACGTCTAGTCAGTAAGCAGTACTTGATCGTTGCTCGAGGAGCAGCTAAATCAATGTACGCAATGGCCATGCAAAGCTACTTTTTAAATGTAAACACTTCAACTACTCACCAAATAACTACTGCGCCAACTATGAAACAAGCCGAAGAAATTATGTCTCCTTTTAGAACAGCTATCACCCGCGCGCGAGGCCCTTTGTTTAAATTCTTAACAGAGGGCTCTCTACAAAACACTACTGGTGCAAAGTCTAATAGATTAAAATTAGCTTCAACTAAAAAAGGTATTGAAAACTTTTTAACTGGATCTTTGCTTGAGATTAGACCAATGTCTATAAATAAGCTCCAAGGACTTAGACCTTTCTTATCTACTATTGATGAATGGTTGTCTGGAGACATTAGAGAAGACGTAGTTGGTGCAATTGAACAAGGAGCCTCTAAGCTAGATGACTATTTAATTATTGCTATGAGTTCAGAAGGTACTGTTCGAAACGGAAGCGGCGATACAATCAAAATGGAACTAATGGACATTTTAAAAGGTGACTATTACAACCCACACGTATCAATATTTTACTACAAGCTAGACGAATTAGAAGAAGTTAACGATCCATCTATGTGGTTAAAAGCTAATCCTAATTTAGGAAAAACCGTAAGCTACGAAACTTATCAACTGGATGTTGAAAGAGCTGAAAAAGCTCCAGCATCAAGAAACGACATTTTAGCTAAACGTTTTGGTATACCTATGGAAGGTTACACATACTTCTTTACATACGAAGAAACACTACCTCACAGAAAGCGTGAATTTTGGAAGATGCCTTGTTCTTTAGGGGCCGATCTTTCACAAGGAGACGACTTTTGTGCTTTTACTTTCATGTTTCCATTAAGCGATGGTTCTTTTGGTATTAAAACTAGAAGTTACATTTCATCTTTAACTCTTATGAAACTACCTGGAGCTATGCGCATTAAGTATGACGAATTCTTAAGAGAAGGAAGCTTACAAGTACTAGAATGTACTGTTTTAGACATGATGGAAGTTTATGAAGACCTAGAACATTTTATTGCAGACAACGAGTATGACGTTAGATCTTTTGGATTTGACCCGTACAACGCAAAGGAGTTTGTAACTAGATGGGAAGGCGAAAACGGTCCTTTTGGAATAGAGAAAGTTATCCAAGGTTCTAAAACAGAGTCTGTTCCACTTGGCGAACTAAAAGCTCTTTCTGGAGAAAGAATGCTCATATTTGACCAATCACTAATGTCTTTTGCTATGGGTAATGCCATTACTTTAGAAGATACTAATGGTAACAGAAAATTATTGAAAAAAAGACAAGATCAAAAAATTGATAATGTCGCCGCAATGATCGATGCATATATTGCGTATAAATTAAACAAAGAAGCCTTTGAGTAGGAGGAACAAATTGACAAACGAACAAGCAAACTTTATCATGCATGCTGGTAAAAAAGGTATGAAATGGGGAGTAAGAAGCGCAAACCCTAAATATGGAGAAAGAAGCGTATACGATAGAAATATCTTGGCAGCTCGCGCTAGATATGAAAAAGAAAGACCTGGAAAAAAAGCAGCAATTAAAACGGCTAGATCTGAATTTAGAAAAGATAGAACCGAAGCCAACTATCAAAAACTAATTACTGCTAAAGGAAAACTAAGAGTTCTTGACGCAGCAACTTCCGCAAGAAACATTGAAACTGGTAGGGAGTGGGCTATTTCAACAACCGCAATTTTAGGAACAACTACACTTGCCGCTATTGGAATACCTGCGCTTCTAAAAGCTGGCTTAAAAGGATAAATTTAATTACTAGATAGGAGTAAAACATGGCACCATCATTTAGTAATCGAATAAAGCATGCTTGGAATGCATTTACAAATGATAAAGTTTCAAGAAACATGACATATTTAGATACTGGTGGTAGTTACGGTTTACGTCCGGATAGAGTAAGACTTAATCTTTCAAATGAACGTTCTATCATATCCTCCATATATACAAGAATTGGAATTGATATTTCATCAGTAGATATTAGACATGTTAGATTAGATGAAAACAATAGATATCTTTCATCAATAAATAGTGGATTAAATGATTGTTTAAGCTTAGAAGCAAACATTGATCAATCAGCCCAAGCTTTTAAACAAGACGTAGCTATGTCTTTGCTAGATAAAGGTATTGTAGCTATTGTTCCTGTTGAAACTAGTTTAAATCCTTTAAACACAGCTAGCTATGATATTAAGTCATTAAGAGTTGGAGAGATTTTAACTTGGTATCCAAAACATGTACAAGTAAGAGTATATAACGATTTAAATGGTAAAAAAGAAGACATCACTCTTCCTAAATCTTTAGTTTGTATTATTGAAAACCCTTTATATGCAGTTATGAATGAACCAAACTCTACACTACAAAGATTAATTAGAAAACTTAATCTATTAGACGCAATTGATGAACAAAGTAGTTCTGGTAAATTAGATTTGATTATTCAACTACCATATGTTATAAAATCTGAAGCAAGAAGACTACAAGCTGAAAGCAGAAGAAAAGATATAGAAGAACAACTTAAAGGTTCACAGTACGGTATTGCATACACTGACGGAACCGAAAAGATTACTCAACTCAATAGACCTGCTGAAAACAATATGCTTGCCCAAGTTGAGTATTTAACAAACATGCTTTATGGTCAACTAGGCCTTACTGCAGAAGTAATTGCTGGAACAGCCGATGAAAAAACAATGTTAAATTATCACAGTAGAACAATTAAACCTCTACTAATAGCTATAACTCAGGGTATGAAAAGAACATTTTTATCTAAAACAGCAAGGTCTCAAATGCAATCTATTGAATTCTTTAGAGACCCATTTGAGTTAGTTCCTGTAGGTTCTATTGCTGACATTGCAGATAAATTTACTCGAAACGAAATACTATCATCAAACGAAATAAGATCTATTCTAGGTTTTAAACCTTCAAGCGATCCTAAAGCGGATCAACTTATAAACAGCAACATACCGGAACCGGTAGTTGATCCTATGGTTGAACCAAACCAATCACAAGATACAAACCAACAACCACAAGTATAGAAAGGAAACTTCAAAATGGAAGCAGCTGACTTTAGTGGTTACGCATCTAAAGCGGGTTTGCGATGTTCTGATGGACGTACTATTCTTGCAAATGCGTTTAAACAACAAGACGGAACTAAGGTACCTCTTGTTTGGCAACACATGCACAACGAAGCAAGTAATGTCCTTGGACACGCATACCTAGAGAACCGTGAAGATGGCGTATATGCCTACGGTTTCTTTAACAACGAAGCACAAGCTCAAGTAGCTAAAGGCTTAGTTAAACATGGCGATATTGAGGCACTCTCAATTTATGCAAACAAACTTGTACAAAAAGGCGCTGACGTCTTGCACGGATCAATCAAGGAAGTAAGTCTTGTATTGGCTGGAGCAAACCCAGGTGCATTTATTGACAACGTTAACATTTCTCACAGTGATGGTTTTACACCACTTGAAGATGAAGCGATTATTTATACTGGTCTCACTTTAGAGCATCAGGATATTACACTTAAACAAGGAGATAACGTGGCAGAAACCGCAGTTACAAACACCGAAGTAGTGGCTCACGCTGCTACTCCTGCTGCAGAAATGACAGTCAAAGATGTATTTGACAGCATGTCTGAAGAGCAAAAAAACGTCGTATATTACATGATCGGCGAAGCATTAAATTCTGAGTCTATGGCACAGTCAGATGACGATGAAGAAAACCACATCCAACACGACCAGGAAGGTCAAAACATGACCCGCAATGTATTTGAGCAAAACGGCTCAACCCCAGAAGGTGCAAAACTTTCACACGCTGATCTTCAGACTATTATTGCTGACGCTCAGAAATCAGGCTCACTCAAGGATGCATTCCTTGCTCACGCCGTAACTTATGGAATCGAAAACATCGATTTCCTATTCCCAGATGCAAAACTAATCCAAAACACTCCGGACTTTGTAAAAAGACGAACCGAGTGGGTAGCTAGCGTTATCAACGGAACACGCAAGTCTCCGTTCTCACGTATCAAGTCTATGTCTGCTGACATTACACTTGACGACGCTCGCGCTAAGGGTTACGTAAAGGGTACACTTAAGAAGGAAGAGTTCTTTGCTCTTTCTAAGAGAGTAACTACTCCAACAACCATTTATAAGAAGCAAAAGCTTGACAGAGACGACATGATCGATATTACCGATCTAGATGTTGTTGCATGGTTGAAGGCTGAAATGCGTCTTATGCTAGACGAGGAAATTGCACGCGCAATCCTTATCGGTGACGGTCGTGAAATCGACTCAGACGACAAGATCAGCGAATCAAACATCCGCCCAATTGCTTGGGATGATGACTTCTACGCACACAAGGTAGAAATTGGTTCAGCAGTTGTTGGTAACGACATTGTTGAAGCAATTCTTCGCGCAAGAACTAACTACAAGGGTACTGGAACTCCTACGTTCTACACCACTGAGGCAGTTCTTACCGACCTTATCCTTATCAAGGACACCCTTGGCCGTCGTCTTTACCCAACTGAGGCAGAACTTGCATCAGCTCTTCGCGTAAGCTCAATTGTTGCAGTCGAAGTTATGGAATCAGTACCTAACCTTCTAGGTATCATGGTTAACCTAGCTGACTACACTGTTGGTGCAGACAACGGCGGAAACGTATCAATGTTCGACGACTTCGACATTGATTACAACCAGTACAAGTACCTAATTGAAGGTCGCATGTCTGGTACTCTAACAAAGCCTAAGTCAGCTCTTGTTATTACACGCGCTACTGCTTCTGGTACCGTTACTCCAACCGTTCCTGGCTTCGTTGCTAGCACCGGTGTTGTGACTATCCCATCAGTAACTGGCGTTGTTTACAAGAACAAGGCAACTGGTGCAGTACTTACTGCCGGAGCTCAGACTGCACTTGCAGCAGGAGCTTCTGTTGAGATCGTTGCAGTTCCAGCTACTGGATACGCATTCCCTCACAACTTCGACGCTGACTGGGTATTTACCCGTAACGCTGCTTAGTAGGTAGTAAACACTATGGCAAAATTCTATGGAGAAATCGGTTATGGTGAATCTGTAGAAACGGCCCCTGGAGTATGGGAGGACGTCGTTCGTGAGTATTCGTACTTTGGCGACGTCCTCCGCGACACTAGACAACTAACTGAGGGAGATAACCTTAATAAAAATATTAATGTTAGTAACTCAATCAGCATTGTAGCCGACGCTTATGCAAATGAGCATTTCTTTGCCATTCGCTACATCAAGTGGGCGGGGACTCTTTGGACTGTAACTGACGTTGAAGTTAAGAGTCCTCGTCTAATCTTGAGAATGGGAGGAGTCTATAATGGGCACACGCCTTGAACTCCAGAATCTACTTGAAAATATTTTAGGTTCACGTAACGTATATTTTCAACCACCAGAAAACCTAAAACTTAATTATCCATGCATTATTTACAAAAAAAATAAAGCCGATACTAAGTTTGCAGATAACAAAACATATAATCATACAAAACGATATTCTATAACAGTTGTTGACAGGAATCCAGATAGTATATTTCCTGACAAAATTGCAGAACTTCCTATGTGTCTATTTGATAGACATTTCACTAAAGACGGACTGAATAACGATATCTATAATCTTTACTTTTAAGAAAGGTAAAAAAAATGGCAAAACTTGCTTGGGACGAAACCGGTAAGCGTTTTTACGAAACCGGTGTAGACCGCGGTGTTCTATTCGTACAGGACACTTCAGGTAACTACACATCAGGTGTGGCATGGAACGGACTAACTTCCGTATCTGAGGCACCTACTGGTGCTGAGGTAACCCCTCAGTACGCAGACAACATCAAATATCTAAACCTAACTTCTGTTGAAGAGTTTGGTGCGACTATTGAAGCTTACACATACCCTGAAGAATTTGAGGTATGCGATGGAACAGCTTCACCAACTTCTGGTCTAGCTCTAGGACAGCAATCTCGTAGACGATTTGGATTTGCATATCGTACACGTGTTGGTAACGACCTAGTCGGAACCGATCTTGGATACAAGATTCACATAATCTACGGTGCATACGCTGCTCCTTCAGAAAAGGCATATGCTACAGTTAACGATTCACCAGAAGCGTTGACATTTAGCTGGGAGATTACAACTAACGCAGTTGAGGTACCAGGTTACAAGCCAACCGCCTCTCTAACCATTGATTCAACTAAGGTCAGCTCTGCAAAGATGACTGAGCTTGAGAATCTTCTTTATGGAACAGTTGGTGTAGACGCTCAGCTACCTCTACCTGGAGACATTATTACTTTGCTAGGACAAACCCTAACTGAAGTAACTCCAACTTCACCAACTTACAACTCAACTACTAAGGTAATTACTATTCCTACAGTAACTGGCGTTGTTTACAAGATCAACAATGTAGTTAAGACTGGTACTGTTACCATCACAGCTAACACTGTTGTAACTGCTCATCCAGCAGCGGGATACAAGTTCCCAGCTGTTAGCGATGACGACTGGCTATTCACTTTTTAGTGTAGCCTAAGAAAGGAACTAGGGAATGCTTATAATTAAAATAGATGCTGTCGAGTTATTTGATGAAAATTCTAACGAATTCATAAAAACCGGAGCCACAACACTACACCTTGAGCATTCCCTAGTTTCCCTTTCCAAATGGGAGTCTACTTGGGAAAAACCGTTTCTTGGTAGCGAAGAAAAAACCAATGAAGAAACAATAGACTACATTAGATGTATGACTGTTTCTGAAGATACACCTTTAGACGTGTATCATCGTTTATCTAACGAAAACATTAAAAAAATTAGTAATTACATTGATTCTAAAATGTCAGCTACTTGGTTTAACGAACAACACTTAAACTCAAGCGCAAGAATTAATAAAGAAATAATAACCGCTGAAATAATTTACTATTGGATGATTAGTTTGAACATTCCATTTGAATGTCAATACTGGCACTTAAACAAACTACTTACATTAATCAAAGTTTGTAACCAAAAAAACGCTCCGGAGAAAAAGATGGGTAAACAAGAACTATTATCTAGGAACAAAGCCCTCAACGAAGCAAGAAGAAAACAACTAAATACTAAAGGTTAAAAAAATTCAAAATGGGAGCAAACTGTGATAGAAATAGAAACTACGGGTTCTTTTAAAAACCTAGAAAAATTTTTAAAATCTAAAAGCTATAAATTTCCAAAGCAGATACTTGAAGAATACGCAAAAGAAGGTGTTTTAGCTTTATCTTTAGCTACACCAGTAGAATCTAGCTTAACTTCGTCATCCTGGTCATATGAATTAATAAACGATGAAAAAAGTTTTTCTATAATCTGGAAAAACTCAAACACTACAACCGATGGCACCCCGGTAGCTATACTTTTACAATACGGACACGCTACTGGAACCGGAGGATACGTTCAAGGTCTAGACTTTATTAATCCTGCAATACAACCAATATTTGATAAAATAGCCAACGATGTTTGGAGAGAGGTAACTGCTAAATGACAACTATAGATGAACGCGTCGTTTCGATGAAATTCAATAATTCTGCATTTCAAAAAAACATAGAACAGACGACTAAATCACTAACTGATTTAAAATCAAAACTTACATTTGAAAAAGCATCTGAAAGTTTAAGCAGGCTTTCTGCAATAGGTACAAGATTTAACTTATCAAACATCTCAAGTTCTTTAGACACCATCTCTAATAAATTTACAGAATTAAACGGTGTAGCTATTGTTGCTCTTGGTAACATAGCAACTAAAGCTATTTCTGCTGGAGCACAGCTATTAAAATCTTTAACAATAACTCCAATCAATGCAGGTCTTGATGAGTACGAACTTAAGATGGGTTCGATTCAAACTATTTTAGCAAACACTTCGAAGTATGGAACAACTCTAAAAGATGTTAACAGCGCTTTAGACGCTTTAAATGATTATTCTGATAAAACTATTTATAACTTTGGTGCTATGACTAAAAACATTGGTCTATTTACAAACGCCGGTATTAAGCTAGAAGATGCTGTATCAATGATTAAAGGTTTCTCTAACGCCGCAGCCGCGTCTGGTGTAACAGCTGAAAACGCTGCTGGTGCAGCTTATCAGTTATCACAAGCAATGTCCGCAGGTACAGTTCGACTTATGGACTGGAGATCTTTAACAAACGCCGGTATGGGTGGTGCTAACATGAAGCAGGGTCTAGTAGACCTTGCACAATCAATGGGCACTCTAGGTAAACTAACACCTACCGGAGTTATGAAAGATTTTAACGGATCTCTTCAACAGGGTTGGCTAAGCGCTGACGTAATGACTAAGTATTTATCTATTATGGCTGGAGATATGAATGAAGCTGAAATGGCAACATTGGGTCTATCAAAAGCGCAAATTAAAAATTTTAAACAGCAACAAAAAACGGCTGAAGAAGCCGCAACTAAGATTAGAACATACACTCAATTATTAGGTACCCTTAAAGAATCAGTAGCTTCTAGTTGGGCAGAAACATTCTCTCTAGTAATTGGTGATTTTAACGAAGCAACTGATTTATTTACAAACGTTAATAATGAATTTGGTAAGTTAATATCCGCATCAAGTAATGCTAGAAATAACCTATTAAAAGACTGGAAAGATTTAGGCGGAAGAACTAAACTCATTGATGGTATAGCTAACATATTTAAAGCTTTAAAATCTGTTATTGATCCAATAGCAAAAGCCTTTAGAGAAATATTTCCAGCAACAACTGCTAAACAACTTTATGATTTAACATCGGCGTTTACTAATTTTACTAAAAATTTAATAATTGGTAAAAAAGTATCAAATGATTTAAAAAGAACATTTAAAGGTTTGTTTGCAGTTTTAGATATAATAGGTATGGTATTTAAAGCTGCTTTTGAAGCTATAGGTGCACTACTCGGTCCTGTTAGTAAAACCGGAAATGGTATCGCTAGCTTTACAGGCGACATTGGTGATTTTTTAGTATCAGTAAGAGATTTTATAAAAAGCGGTAATATATTTGGTAACGTATTTACATTTATTGGAAACGCAATTAAGTTTCCTATAGATCTATTTAATCAACTAACAAACGCACTTACAAATAATAATCCAGTAGTTTCGGGAACAGCTGATGTTTGGAAAAATTTGTCAAATGTATTTATGGGTATTTGGGAATTTATAAAACCAGGAATTGATTGGTTAATGAATGCCCTAAAGCTTTTAGGTGAAGGTATTATAAGCTTTTTTAAAACATTAGATTTTAATAGTTTTCTAGCTCTTGGAGCAACAGGATTACTAGGTGCATTAACTGCCGGTGTATTTAAAATTTCTAAGATTTTAAAAGGTGGTCTTGACGCATTTAAAGACGGATTTTTTACAGGTCTAACCAGTAGAATAAAAGATATTTTAAATACCGTTAAAGACACGTTGAAAAGTTTACAAACTGAAGTTCAAAGTAGAACTATTAAAAATATAGCAGTAGCTCTATTGATATTAGCTGGCGCAGTACTTATATTGTCATTTATACCAGTAGACAGACTGGTTAGTTCTTTAACTGCATTAACAGTAATGCTTGTTCAGTTAATGGCCATAATGGTTCTTTTTGAAAAAAATATAGCTTCTAAAGGCGCTGCAAAATTTGTATTTATAACAGGTGCTTTGATATTACTAAGCACGGCCATGCTTATATTTGCAACAGCAGTAACTATAATTTCTAAACTTAGCTGGGACGAATTAGCTAGAGGTTTAGTTGGTATGTCTTTTGCATTAATACTTATGTTAAATGCTTCTAAGTTTATTTCTAAAAATGTAGGAAATATTACTGTTGCAGCTTTTGCAATAGGTATTTTATCTGCAGCTCTTTTAGTTTTAGGCTCAGCACTTAAATTATTTGCAAGTATGACTTGGGAAGAAATAGGTAAAAGTTTAACTGTATTAGGATCTCTACTAATAATGCTAAGTTTATTTACAGCAACTATGGATAAAATTGGTTTAGCTGTAGTTAATGTGTTTACTTTTCTAGCTTTAGCTGCCGCACTATCTTTGATGGCTTACGTTCTTAAACAATTTTCAAAACTAAGTTGGGAAGAAATAGCTAAGGGTCTAATTACTATGGCTTTATCACTTGGAATCATTGCTGGTGCTCTAAAACTTATACCATTAACAGCAGGCGTAACGGCTCTTAATTTAATAGCTGTAGCCGGAGCTTTATTTGTTATTGCAAATGTTTTAGAAAAAATGGCCGGTATGACTTGGGATGAAGTGGGTAGAGGTTTAACTGTTATGGCCGGTTCTTTGGCCATACTTGCGGGAGCTTTATATCTTATGACCGGAACTTTGGCCGGAGCAGGTGCTTTGATTGTTGCCGCTTTAGCACTATCTATATTAGCAGTTCCTTTAAAAATATTTTCTACACTTAATTGGGAACAAGTTGCAGTTGGGTTAGTATTCTTAGCTGGATCTTTAGCTATCATTGCTGGAGCAGGATATTTGCTAATAGGTGCTTTACCTGGACTATTAGGTTTAGGTGCAGCCATATTACTAGTTGGAATTGGTGCATACGCAGCAGGTATTGGATTATTCTTAATATCCGGAGCTATAGTAGCAATAACAGCAGCTTTATCTATCGGCGCAGTAGCTTTGGTAGAATTTGTAAAACTTCTAATAGGACTCATACCTTCTCTTGCAGAAAAAATGGCTGAAGGTTTTATTGCATTTATTAAAAGTATAGGTGCTTCAACAGACGTTATATTTGTAACAATGGTTAATCTATTAACTACTATTGTTAACGCAATAGCAACTGTAGCGCCTTTAGTTATTAAAACCGTATACGATTTAATATGGACAATTCTATCTACTATTGAAAAGAACTTGCCTAGATTTATTAAATCTGGTTCTAACATATTAGTTGCCTTCATAAATGGAATAGCTAATAACCTTCCTAGAATTATAAATGCTGGTGCTAATCTTATAGTCGCATATTTAAGAGGAATAAAAAAAGAATTTCCTAGAATCGTTGATGAAGGATTTAAAACAGTTATTGGTTTTATTGACGGATTAGCTGAAGCCATTAAAGTAAACGCCCCTAAACTAAGAGAAGCCGGACAAAATCTAGCTTTTGAAATACTAAACGGTATTACGGGTGGATTAGCTGGCGGAGCTAGAGACTTATTTAACGGTGCTGTAGACTTAGGTAATGAAGCCCTAGAAGGTATTAAATCTGCTTTGGGTATCAAATCCCCGTCTAAAGAATTTATGGAAATTGGTAGATTTTCTAATTTAGGTCTAGCTAACGGTCTTTCTAAATATTCAAATATTGCTGTAGATGCAGCCACTAATGTTGGTCTATCTGCTGTAGATAGTTTAAAGAAATCTGTTTCTAAAATATCAGAATTAGCTTTTAACGAACTAGATATGAACCCTACGATTAGACCTGTTCTAGATCTAAGCGCTATTAAAAAAGATTCTTTATCTATAGGTTCTATGCTTCAGCCAGCATCTATATCCGTTGGTTCAGCATACGCACAAGCATCGTCTATTGCTCTTGAACAAAGAGCTAGTAGATCTGAAAGTTCTGTTTCTACAGAAGAGACATCGATCAGCTCAGATACAAACATTACATTTATACAAAACAATAATTCGCCTAAGGCATTATCAGCGTCTGAAATTTACAGACAAACTAAAAATCAAATCTCTGCTGTTAAATTAACTACAGCAGTTTAATCTCATAAATAGGAGGAGTCAATCTATGCTAACCACAATTGAATTAATTAAAAAAGATGGCGGAGTATTGACTCTTCCTATTTATGACCCAACAAATTTTGCAGTAATAGACGTTCAAGGTCTTGACCCAGTTAGGAACAATATTGTAACGTCTAATTTTTCACAAATGGATGGTGCTCAATACCAAGCCAGTAGACGTGAAATGAGAAACATAGTGCTTAAGATAAGAATATTATCAATACCCGGAGAAGCTAATGTTCAAGAACTAAGAAAACAACTTTACGAATATCTTCTTCCAAAAAGTAACGTTAAGATTAGATTTACACAAGACTATATTTCTACATTTAGTATAGAAGGTCAAGTAGAAAGCTTTGACGCTCCTATATTTGTAAAAGAACCAGAAGCTACAATATCAATATTGTGTTTTGATCCTGATTTTTATAAAGAAGTAACAACTTCTTTTAGCGGAGTATCAGTAATTAGTGGGTCAACAAGTTATTCTAACTTAAATTATACAGGAAGCGTAGATACTGGTTTTATATTTACAATAACTGCAAACGATTCAACAAACAGTTTTACTTTAGAAAGCACTTCTTCAGATAACGTACTTAGAAAAATGACTTTTACAGATAACACGGGTTTACTAGCTTCTGGAGATAAAATAATTGTAAGTACGGTACCTGGAGATAAATATGTTAAACGAGTAAGATCTAACGTAGAAACTTCTATTCTTTGGGCTTTAGATAGAACTTCTGATTGGATTAGATTATATCCGGGTTACAACGAAGTAGCTGTAAAAACAGCCGTTACAATTAATCACCCATACACTATAGTTTATACTGATAAAGTAGGAGGTTTGTAATGGAGCTATACGTATTAGATAGCGACTTTAGAAGAACCGAAGTTATTGACAAATTTGAATCTTTAGTTTGGACAGAACGTTTTCAATCTTACGGAGACTTTGAGCTATACATATATCCTACACAAAAAGTAAAAAATTTAATAACTCAAGGTACCAGATTAATTTGCAACAAGTCAAATCGTATCATGGTGGTTGACCAAATTGAAAACAAAATAGAAACTGATGGAAAAAAGATATTAATAGTAAAAGGTACTTCTTTAGAAAAAATATTGCAAGATAGAGTTGCTTCTTACAAATTAGCAGGAACTAGTTACATAGAAAAAGGTCAAGTTGAAGTATCAGCAGCATATGCTTTTTTAACAAGCCCTACGTCTTGGGTTCATAATTTTGTAACTGGCGATGAGGTTTTTTTTACAACTACTAACACCTTACCTGCAAGAATTTTATTAGATCAAAGTTTAGGCACCACTAACCCTCAACAAATAACAAATTTTGACATAACTAACAATAATTTTAGATATAATTTACACGGACTACAAACTGGAGATAAAATATATTTTAAAGTATTTAGCGGTACTATTCCACCAGGTTTATCTGCAGGAACTCTTTATTATCTAATAGTTGTTGATCAAAATTTGTTAGCAGTAGCTACTTCTAAATCTAACGCTTTAAATGGTATTAAAGTTGATATTACTGGTGGTGGAAGTAGTCCAAATTTAAATATATATTTAGCTTTAGAACCATACACTAGTTATTTTATTAATGTTACAGGAACTACTACTTTTAAAATAGCTTTGACTTATGAAGACGCAATAAATGAAAATCCAATATCTGAAGTCTATGCTGGATCTGGAACACACAAGATATATCACAGACATAATGGTAAATGGAGAATAACGGGAACTAAAGCCACACTAATTAATCAAATTTTTAATAAATTTTGTGTTGACGGATTTTTAGACAGTACTGATATCATTCCTAACTACGCTTCTGGAGATATTTATACGCCAAGTAATATTGCTGTAGATGACCAAACATCGATTACTTTAGACATAAATACAGATACCGTATACAATGTCATTAAACAATTAGCTGAAGTTTTTGGATTAGGTTTTAGAATTACAAGAAATTACGAAAATAAACAAATACAGTTTAACGTATATTCTGGTAATAATAGAACACTATCTCAATACATCTTACCAGCTGTAGTTTTTGATAAAAACCTAGAGTCTTTAATTAATGAGACTGATTTTACTTCAATAAGAAATTATAAGAACGTAGCTTATGTTTTTGCACCTAATGGATATAGAACCGTTTATTCCAATAGCGCAACATCAAGTACTAGTGGTTTTAATAAAAATGTTTTATACGTAGATGCTTCTGATATAGACACACCTTCGGGAATAACTTTAAACACGCAACTTGATCAAAGAGGTCAAGAAATGTTAACTAAATATAAAACACTTACGGCATTTGACGGTGAGATAAATAATTCTTATATTTACGATAAAGATTACATGCTTGGCGATTTAGTAGAAGTTAGAAATAGCGATGGATACACTAACATTAAAAGAGTTACTGAACAAATATTTTCAGATGATATAGAAGGTGAAAAATCTTACCCTACATTGTCTAGCGAATTAGTATTTTCATCTGGCTCTTGGCTATATTACAACAATCAAACAACATGGACAGGTGCTACTACTGGTATTTCAGACACTATAACATGGTCAAATATAACTTAAAGAAAGGTAAAAAATGGCAGTTGGAGACAGCTCAGCATCACAAGGATATCCGCTTGTAGATTTAACTACTGGTAAAGTAAAAGACGGAGCTAATGAAATAAATATAACTAGAGATTTAGTTGCTGATTTAAAAATATCAGTAGACTCCAGATTTACAGGTAAAATTACAAGAGGTACTGGAAACCCACCAACAATTAGTAATAACGGTGACATTTTTTTAAAAATAGTATAGGTGATTATATATGGCATTAGAACAAACAAACGCAAACATAGCTTTTGCTAACGGTAACTGGACATCAGCTACTAAAGATTCAAATGGTTTTTGGATATCTATTGGTACATACAATTCATCGGCCAATATAGAAGCTAACGAAACAACAATTGATATTTCAGATTTAACGCTAAACCATAACTCATCTGGAATGTTTAGTAGCTACACTCTATCTGTATATTTAAGAGCCGAGTACACTTATGGAGGCCAATTATTTTACAAGTATTTTTTTGGAGATTCTAATGGAACAACTGTTGGACAAAAAACAATGTCATCAACATCCTTATCATTATTAACATCTACTCAAATAGCTTCAGTGACTATACCTCATAATCTAGATGGAACAAGAACCGATTTAGTTATTAGAGGATTTGTAGATGCTCCAACAAACGCTAGCTATGTGCCAGAAAACACATTAGCTTATAGCAACCCAGTAACTTTACCTAGAATACCTAGAGGACCAAGGGTTAAGGACGCTGGTGTTTGGAAAAATACAGTATTGTATGTTAAAGACGCTGGTGTTTGGAAAATAGCAATACCATATGTAAAAGACAACGGAACATGGAAGATTGGAGGGGGTTAATGGATTACAGTACGCAAATAATTATAACTTCACTAGCAAGCTTAGCAGCCTCTTCTGGTTTCTGGGCATGGTTTAGTCAAAGATCAAACGCTAAAAGCGCAACTAATCAATTGCTATTGGGTTTAGCTCACGATAGAATAATATCTTTGGGTATGAGCTACATTAAAAGAAAATGGATCACAGAGGCAGAATATCACGATTTTGTAAAGTATCTATACACACCATATTCTAAATTTGGTGGAAACGGACTTGCTGAAAAAATTATGATGGATGTTAGTAAGCTTCCGTTTGAAGATCCTAAAAAGAAAGAAGTAAAAAATGGCACTATTCAATAAAAAAGAAGCAATTTATAAAGAACCGTTTCCTAAGACTAAAAGAGGAGATGAGTTTGGTAATCTAGCACCATATCGTAATGGAAGACCTCATAGAGGTCAGGATTGGTCTCCTAAAGAAAACTCACCAATTAAGGCAATCACTTCGGGTACTGTAATGGAGACCGGTTGGAGTGATATTTTAGGTAACTATCTAATTCACAGTACATACGACAAACTGTTTGTTATTTACGCACACCTATCGAAACCTAGTGCTCTTAAAAAAGCAGATAAAGTTGTTGTAGGAGAAACAGTAGTCGGACTTGTCGGTGGTGGATCAAAAACTCCTAGCGGTTCAGCTAGTACTGGAGCACACCTACACCTATCTATTGGAAAAAAGAAAAACGTACACACATGTGCATATTCTGATCTAATTGATCCACTATCAAAGTTTGGAGCAAAATGAAAAATCGTATTATTGAAGTAAAAGACGTATTGGTTATTTTAGCTTGGCGAGGATTTGGTATATTTCTATTCATCCTTGGTGGTTCTGCAGGTGTTGGTGCTGCACTAACTGGTAACTGGCTTGATGGTGTACTTATTGCTTGGGGAACCCTAATGATTGGTGTTATTGGAGCCATTGGTTATGCAATTGCAACAACTGGTAAAGTAACTACGGATGATGTAGCCAAAGCTAGTAAGGACGCAATACAAAAAGCTCAGTCAAAAAAAGACATTAGCTAACTCGCGAGTATAACAACGCTTATAATGACAGCTCTTGAAAGGAGAATATGTTGAAAAGTAAAAACGATAACTCGCTAGCAATTGACGAGGCCATCGAACGAATACTCAATCGAATGCAATATGTAGAAGTAGATTCCGAAGAATACGGTACTATGGTCTCCAGACTGGATAAACTTTACGCGATGAAAAACACAAATAAAAATCGTGTTAGTAAAGATGCAATCTGGACCATTGGTGCTAATATCTTAGGTATTATACTAATCCTAGGGCACGAAAGAGCAAACGTCGTAACCTCTAAAGCACTAAGCTTTATAGTAAAACCAAAAATATAAACAACTAAAAGATGTTAAAAAGTTAGGTGCTGTGTATAAAATTACACGGCATCTAACTTTTACACATCATATATTTTTTCATAGAAGGAGTTAAAATGAGCTACAGTAATAAGCAAAGAAAAAAGATTATTAAGATGCTAACTCAAACAAAAAACGACATTGAGAAGCTAGAAAAAAAGGTTGATAAAATTAAGCTTTGGCTTGATATTTACGAAACCCTACTTTACGCAACAGATCAAGAAGATGATTACGAAGAAGATACAAATGAGGAAGAAACAAACGAAGACGTTGAACCGGAAGCTGAAGAGAATAAGGACGAGTAGACTCGCAAAATTTACATGTCCTATAATGAACCACTTACACCACTATGAAAGGAAATATTATGTATAGACCATTCAACAAATATAGAACTAGTACTATTGAAGAAATTATCATTATTGATACTGCACAAGAAAATAGAGATCTTAGAAAGCTAAACAAAAAGCTTTCAAGAAAATCTAAGATTCAGTCAGTAACAGTAGTTGGACTAATTATTTTCATTGTACTTGTTACAAGAAAAAACGTTGTAGAAGTTACAGAAACTCTTAATGTAAAACCGTAAGTAATCAAAAGTATAAAGCCCTTAAACAAGGCTTTATATTTTTCTATCGCACAAAATACAAGGCTTATAATGACCCCCTATGAAAGGAGATATTATGTATAACCCATTCAGCACAAAAAAAGAACTGAAGCAAATAGCGGAACTGCAACAAGCAGAAGGTCCCTTAGATTTAGAAAAAGCATACTCAATTAACCAAAAATTGTTTATTAAGAATCTAATTCAAATGGGACTAACTCTTGTAACAGCTCTCGTTGTTGTTTCTTTAGTTGCAAAAGAACTGAAAAAGTAAACAAGTATAAAAATTTAAAAAGTATAAAACCTTTAAACAAGGCTTTATATTTTTGCCTCGCACAAAATACAAGGCTTATAATGACCCCCTATCCCTATTGAAAGGAATTATCATGTCAAAGAAATCAATTAAAGAATTTGTAGAAATCAATACTCACGCTGTAAAAGCAAACGCAAAAGCTGTAGCAACTAACGTTGCACTGCTAAAGCCTGTTGCTAAAACCGCTGTAAATATTGCATTTTACACATTTGCCTTTATTGGAATCCTTGCTGTAATGAACAAAGATAACTAGTAGTAGTCAAAAATGTAAGACCCTTAAACAAGGTCTTATATTTTTTCGCGTCGATTACAAGGCCTATAATGAACCACTATCCCTATTGAAAGGAATTATTATGAGCAAAATTAAAGATTCAGCAGATACCGTAGCAGCAATAGCATACGCCGGAATTGGCGTACTAATGTTGTACGGTCTTATAGTTACATCTCTAAAAGCAGCACGTAAAAAACAACTTATTAAAGAATAGTATTTGAAGTATAAGTCCCTTAAACAAGGGCTTATATTTTTCGAAAGGAGCTCATCATTAATATACAAAACATTTTTCAAAAAGTAAAAACCTTAGCTATAGATAACTCACCGTTAATTCTAACTTATATTTCAGTAGCCGGTGTTGCAACTACAGCTATTTTAGCAGTTAAAGCAACGCCTAAAGTTTTGACATATTTAGAACAAGACACTAAAGGGAAAGGTTCAAAGCTTACAAGTCAAGAAGTACTAAGAGCTAGTTGGCGTGCTTACACTCCAGCAGCTGTATCTGGCTTAGTAACTATAACTAGCATTATTGCATCTAACAGAATTAGCAGCAAACGAAACGCTGCGCTTGTAACCCTATATTCTCTTGCCGAAACAGCATATAAAGAATATAGAACTAAGGTACAGGAAGAAGTTGGTGAAAAGAAAGCTAAGCAGTTTAAGGACGACATTGCTAAAGATCACTTGCTAGACACGCCTATGGCCCTATCACAAGTATTTATTACAGGTATGGGTGAAACATTATGCTATGACTCATACACTGGTCGATATTTCAAGTCCGACATGGAAACAATTAGGAAAGCGCAAAACGATATAAACGCTAAAATTTATAGAGATATGTATGCTAGTCACAACGATTTTTACGCTTTGATTGGTCTTGAGAAAGCTGCAATTGGCGAAGAAGCCGGATGGAACGGAGATAACCAATTAGACATTGAGTTTTCTTCTCATCTAGCTAGTGATGGAAAACCTTGCCTATGTATTGAGTATAGAACAGAACCTGTTCGCGGATATTATAAGTTTGGATAATGCAAACTTTTTTAACGATACCAACAACTGATTTTACAAAAATCGCAGAGTCGTTAGATCGTTTAAGGTTAAATAAACAAGCTTTAGAAGCTTGGCAATTATTAATGACTAATTTAAGTTTAGACCCAGATAACAACTATAGAAAACCTAAAGCTTGGTATAACCACCCAGCAGCAGTTATGTGGAAAGGGTACGAAGTTTCTTTATATTATTATATAAAGGCTATGACCGACGAATGGATTAAACGAGGATACAAAACCACCATATTAGATAAAGCTACAGAAACAATGGAAACAGCGCAAGCTAGTGGTTTTATATTAACATCAGAGTTTCCTTATTGGATGAAAAATAAAAAACTATACAATGACATAGTACATACTCACAGAGTAGCCTTATTGGCTAAAGACTATGAATGGTATAGTAAATTTAATTGGCCGGAAGATACAGGAAAAAGACCAGATGAATATAACTATATCTGGTATAAGTAATAAGGGTCGCAAAAAATACAAGCCCTATAATGACACCACGTCACGTCTTGAAAGGACAAATTATGAACAAGGTAAAAGATGCTATGAACAACCTAACCAAGAACAAGAACGTACCAACTAAGAAGATTCTTCTAGTAGTAGGAACCGTTGTAGGTATTGCACTTACAGCTGGACTAATTGCTAAGAACAAGTCTTCAGTAGTAAACGCTCTTGAATCAGTTAAAAAGTAACATCCACCCATATAAAAAACCAAAGACAATTAAAAATTGAATACGATTTAAAACATCGTATTCAATTTTTATGTTTTTCGAAAGGAATATAATGCAAATCAAAGAAAATCAAACATTTCTTCCAGAGGGATTAATTACTGTACTACAAAACACAGTCGTTGATAACTACAATGAACACAAGAACGAAAAAAACCAAGTACTGACTAGAGATGAAGTTACACTTATCTCTGTGATTACAAACGATATAGCTAACGAAGTATATCTGCTAACAACCACTCGAAACGATGGTCTACTATATGCCCTTCACTTTGAAGGTTCTATGGTAACCCTATATTTATACAACAGAATTGCTAGAAAAGTTCTAGCAAGCAAAGAAACCGTAGAAGGAGCATAATGCTAAAGAAAACACTAACATATACCGATTTTAATGGCGTTGAAGTTACTGAAGATTTTTACTTTAACTTGACAAAAGCTGAAATTGCTGAAATGGAAGTAAACGCTTCAACACTAGATTCTACTGGTAATGTTAAAGGTGGAATGGAAGCAATGCTAAATGATGTAGTTGAATCCGGAAGCGGAAAACGAATCATTGAAGTATTTAAAGAGATTGTTAGAAAATCAATTGGTAGAAAAAGTGAAGATGGAAAGTACTTCTTTAAAGACGCGTCTATTTGGCACGAGTTTGAAGCAAGTCCTGCATATTCAGATTTCTTTGTTGAATTGTTAACCGATCCAGACGCAGCTGCTAATTTTATCAAAGGCGTAATGCCTGTCGATTTTGATACTTCTGATGTGCCACCTCCAATTCCATTGAAGACCTTTCTTCCTGATGGACCAACTAAACTAGAAGATTAAATAATAACTTGGGAAGTAGCACCGTTATATTACTATCGCTCTGTAATATAACCTATGCTTACTTTTAAACGACAATTGGCCGACTTCATGGTATGCGCCCACTATTATTTATTTTAATCGCGAGTATAACAAGGCTTATAGTGAGCCACTATCATCTCTTGAAAGGAGAATTTATGAACCCGCTCAATCTAATAAAAACTGTTACAGAACTAATGGTATCTGTCGGAGTTGGATCTATTGTAGGAAACACTATCAAGAATGCTACACCTACCAATGCACATATCGTAAAACGTATAAGCATGGGTATCGGTGGGTTTTTCTTGAGCAGTATGGTTTCTTCAAAAGTATCCAAATACGCAACGGAAACTATCGATGAAACAGCTGAAAAGATTAAGTCAATCAGAAAAACCGAAACAAAGTTTGATGAAACAAAAGCTAATTAAATAAATTAAAAAGTATAAGCCCTTTAAACAAGGGTTTATATTTTTCTTAATTATACAGAGAAGGTACTAATGACCGAAAGAAATGTTACAGGTGATGACGGTGCTGGAAGACAAAAAGCGATGAAAGTCGATTATCCAGCAAACAGTCACAAAAATAAAAATGTTAGAGCGAATAATTCTAATAAAAATGTAGAAAAAGTAGTACAAGGCGAAGTTATTCAAAGGGATTCTTCTACTAAAAGTAAATTTAGAGAAGCTATGACTGGAGATGACACAAACTCGGTTATTTCTTATATAATTTTTGACGTTATAATTCCAGCTGCTAAATCTATGCTGGCAGATGCAACTAGTCAATTTATAGAACGCATATTGTTTGGAGATTCAAAACGTTCATCAGGTGGACGCCAAGGATATACCAGCTACAATAAAATGAGTGGACCACAACGTTACAACAGCAACAAGCCGGCAAGACCAGAAATTAGTAATAGAGGTCGAGCTAATCATAATTTCGGAGAAGTTATTCTAAGCAGTAGAGGCGAAGCAGAACACGTGCTTGACAGTCTTAGTGCTTTGATCGACGATTATGGTGTAGCAACTGTTTCCGATCTATATGATCTATTAGGTATTACTGGAAACTTTACGGACGACAAATGGGGATGGTACGAACTTAGAGGTTCGCATGTCTCAAGAATCAGAGAAGGTTATTTAATAAATCTACCGAAAACATCAGAAATAGAATAGGAGTCATTATGTCTTTAGAAGAAAAAAGGAATTTTATTATAAAAGCATATCCAGGTGGCGACTGGGTATGGAAAGTCCAAAAGATGTCAGATAAACAAATTCATGCTATTTACAGTAGTTTAATTAATAGAAAAGTGAAAGGTTAATAAATGTTTAATATTACTAATATTAAATCTTCCGTTATTACATCAATGGGAAGAACCGGATTGATCATTAGAAAGTTTAGTCCAGAGATTCTAACAACTGTTGGAATATTAGGTATGATTGGTACAACAATTTTAGCAAGCAGAGCAACAGTTAAGCTTGGTCCTATTGTTGAGGAAATCAAGGATCAAAAAGCAGAAGCAAAGTGGGCTTCTGACGAGTTGACTACAGCAAATGGTTATTACGACAAACAAGCTCACACTAAAGCTATTTCTAAAGTATACGTTAAGGGCGCTTTAGATATATCTAAATTGTACGGTCCTTCTATCACTATTGGTCTGACGTCTATTGGATGTATCATTGCTGCTCACGGCATTATGCAAAAGCGAACTGTTGCTATTGCTGCTGCTTACAAAGCCTTAGAAACTACCTTTGGCGAATATCGAAAAAGAGTAATTGCTGAAATTGGCGAAGAAAAAGAATCGGATATTAGAACTAACAAAAAAGAAGTAGATGTAGTTTCTAAAGACGGAAAAAAGTCTAAAGCAATTACCGCAGATACAAATGGTATTTCTGTATATGCTAGGTTCTTTGACGAGCATTCTCAAAATTGGAGCAAGACATCAGAATACAATTTGATGTTCTTAAAGTCTCAGCAAAACTACGCTAACGACCTTCTTCACGCTAGAGGACACGTATTCCTAAACGATGTTTATGATATGTTGGGTATTCCAAGATCCCAAGCCGGTCAAGTAGTTGGTTGGGTTATTTCTAAGGATGGCGATAACTTTATTGACTTTGGTATCTACGATCATTACAATAACAACGCACACAGCTTTGTTAACGGTATTGAGCACTCCATTCTTCTCGACTTTAACGTCGACGGCGTAATTTACGATCAGATCTAAAATGCCTTTATTTTATAAGTATATTTATGAATTTAACGGTGGCGAGTATATCATATACTCAGTGTCTAGAACCGAAGCAGATGCTGAGTATATGAATATATTCAATGTTAAAACTGTTAAATTCTTGAGAAGGGAACCATGGTAATGGCTAGTATAATTATGATTTGCGACTGTTGTGAATATGAGCAGGAATGGAACGCATCTAGGCAAGACTGGATTGATTTTCAAGAAATCTGGGAACTACATCAAAAAATACAAAGAAAAGAAAGGGCGAAAATAGATGGAAAACAAACCAAAACCAAAACCACCACCAGAAGGATCAAAAACAAAAAACGTTGAGAGCCACTGGAACAAACCGTTAATTAATAACGAACAACTAAAAAAACTATTATTAAGGATTGAAAATGAGCAAAAAGATAAGTAGTGTTCTAACCTTTGCCGCTGGTATTATTATAGGTGGAGCTGGAGCGTATTTTGTAACAAACAAGTTAGCTAAGGATAAATTTGAATCTGAGCTACAAGCAGAAGTTAACGATGTTAAAGAATATTACAAACTTCTAAGAAAAGAAGGAGAGTATTCTTCTCCTGAAACAGTAGTTCCAAAGTCACAAAAGGAAACATACAAAGAAATAATGGATAACTATATTTACGGAGAACCTGTAGAATCAACCACTTATGTTGAGGTTACCGAGGAAGAAGAAGTTATCGATAGGTCAAAGCCTTACGTTATTTCTTTGAAGTCCTACATGGAAGATCGAGAAGACATGGACAAGCAATGCGTTACCTATTTTGAAGGTGATGATGTTCTATGTGATGATCGTGAAACCGTGATTCCTGATATCGAAACAACTATCGGAAACGATGCATGTACCAAATTCGGACAAGATTCTGAAGATGAGAACGTCGTTTATGTTAGAAACGAGCAGATTAATATAGACTTTGAAGTCGTTAGAGATCCTCGTTCATTTTCTGAAGTAGTACTAGGTTTTAGGGAAGAGAAGGAGGTTCGTCGCATGAGGGAGGATGATTGATATCATTAAACCTATCTAAAGACGAATACTTTCTTTGGTTAGTTTCTAAGGTAGGAGCAAAAGAATCATATATGTCTTTGTGTGGGCAATTGTACAATACAAAATTTGATTGGTTTGTTCCGAATGACGATAACAGAATAACTGATGGTCTACAACTAAGACAAGAATATTTAGAAGATTTTGAGGACGGAATAGTTACTGATATGCTTTATAGTGACTGTTCTGTCCTTGAAGTCATAATTGGTATTTGTTACAGATTTAGTTATGACTCTATGCTAGATGTTGATGATTGCTTTTGGGATATTGTAAATAACCTACAGCTTGAAAAGTACACAGACAATAGCTATACAATAACATCAGAAAAACAAGTAGCTACTACAATTGATAAATTTATAAATAGAACATACAGACCAAACGGTCAAGGCGGTTTATTTCCTTTAAGTAAACCCCATGAGGATCAAACAAAAGTAGAGATATGGTACCAAATGTCAGCATATCTGATGGAGAATAATTTACTAAGATAGAAAGGAAAAAATGGACTTTTATAAAATTAAAGAACGAAGCGCTAAAAATGGTGTTATTGAAGTATATCCAGACTTTATTGTTTGCCGTTCAAAAGATTTAATGGTCCGGGGACGTTCTTTTTATGCTATATGGGATGAAGAAAAAGGTCTATGGTCTACGGACGAATACGACGTTCAACGATTGATAGATAAAGAACTTTATAAGTATGCTGAGCAAGTTAAAAGTAGAAACGAAGGAATCGTTCAAGTAAAAGCGCTTGGTGATTTTAGCACAAACAGTTGGATGCAATTCAGAAACTATATTGGACATATTTCTGATTCATCACATCAATTAGATGAAAAGTTAACATTTAGTAATACTGAAGTTAGGAAAACCGATTATGTTAGTAGAAAATTGCAATATCCTTTACAAAGCGGAAATTATTCAAGCTACGACGAGCTTGTCAGTGTCTTGTATGAACCATCAGAAAGACAAAAGTTGGAATGGGCCGTCGGATCTATTATTGCCGGAGACTCTAAGAATATTCAAAAGTTTGTTGTCCTCTACGGATCTGCAGGAGCTGGAAAGTCTACTTACCTCAACATTATTCAAAAACTATTCCCTGGGTACTATACAACTTTTGAAGCAAAATCTATTACTTCAAATACCAATTCCTTCTCAACAGAAGTATTTAAATCCAACCCATTGGTTGCAATTCAACACGATGGCGATTTGTCACGTATCGAAGATAACACTAAGCTAAACTCTATCGTTTCTCACGAAGAGATGACTATGAATGAAAAGTATAAACCTAGTTACACATCTAGGATTAACGCTTTCTTATTTATGGGCACTAACAAACCTGTAAAGATTACGGACGCAAAGTCCGGTATTATTAGACGTTTGATTGACGTTCAACCATCTGGACAAAGAGTTTCAGCTAAAACATATCAAGCTTTATATTCTCAAATAGATTTTGAGTTGGGAGCTATTGCGCATCATTGTTTAGAGGTCTATAGAGAATTAGGTAAAGATTACTATAGTGCATATAGACCTGTTGAAATGATGCTACAAACTGATGTGTTTTATAACTTTATTGAGGATAGCTTTGATATTTTTAAATCACAAAATGGAACAACGCTTCAACAAGCATATGAGATGTATAAAACATTTTGTGACAACACGCTTATAGAATTTAAACTTCCTAGATATCGTTTTAGAGAAGAAATTAAAAACTATTTTCATAATTTTGAAGAGCGTGCTGTAGTCGATAACGTTAGAGTTAGAAGTTGGTATTCTGGTTTTATAACTGATCATTTGACAGTTCAAAAGAAAGAAGAACCACCTTCAGCTATTGTTATGGATGAGTTTGAATCTATATTTGATACAGAGTGTATGAACCAACCAGCGCAATATGCTAACGAAAACGAAACACCGATAAAGCGTTGGGCAGAAGTAACTACTACTTTATCAGATATTGATACGTCTAAGTTACATTATGTAAAACCACCTCTAAATCATATTGTTATTGATTTTGACTTGAAAGATTCTACTGGTGAAAAATCAGTAGAGTTAAACCTTGAAGCAGCATCTAAATGGCCTAAAACATATACTGAATTTAGTAAGAGTGGGTCGGGTATTCATCTTCATTATATTTATGATGGCGATCCTACAAATCTTAGCAGAGTATATTCTGATGGTATTGAAATAAAAGTTTTTACTGGTGATTCGTCACTTAGAAGGAAACTATCTAAATGTAACAATATAGAGATAGCCACAATTAATAGTGGACTACCTATAAAGGAGAAAAAAATGATAAGTACCGAAAGTTTAAAAAGCGAAAAATCAATAAGAGAGTTAGTTGAAAGAAACCTTAGAAAAGAAATTCATCCAGGTACAAAACCTAGCATGGACTTTATTTATAAAATTCTAAAAGATGCTTATGAATCAGGCGTTGCTTACGACGTAAGTGATCTTAAACCTAAGATTCTTGCTTTTGCTAATAACAGTAGTAATCAATCAGCATATTGCATTAAGCTTTTGCAAAAGATGGAGTTTCAATCTGAAAGAAAAGAATCAGTTGAGCTAGAAGTAAAAGACGATAGATTAGTATTTTTTGACGTAGAAGTATTTCCTAACTTATTTATTGTTTGTTGGAAGTATGAAGACAGCGACACAGTTGTTAGAATGATAAACCCATCAATGCACGAGATTGAAGATCTTTTAAAATTTAAGCTTGTAGGATTTAATTGTCGTAGATACGATAATCATATTTTGTATGGTCGATACATGGGTTACACTAACGAACAGCTTTATAAATTGAGTCAAAAGATTATTGCTAATTCTCCAAACGCTTTGTTTGGCGAAGCTTATGATATTTCATACACTGATATTTATGACTATAGTTCTAAGAAACAAGGTCTAAAGAAATTTCAAATTGAATTAGGTGTCCACCACAAAGAACTAGGTTTTCCTTGGGACGAGCCAGTACCAGAAGATAAATGGAATTTAGTAGCTGAGTATTGCGATAACGACGTTATATCTACAGAAGCCGTTCACAAATCAAGGTATCAGGACTTTGTTGCGCGAAAGATATTGTCTGAGCTAAGTGGTTTATCTGTAAACTCAACAACACAGCAGCATACAGCTAAGATCATATTTGGTAATGAAAGAAATCCTCAGGATCAATTTGTTTACACAGATCTAAGCGAGATGTTCCCCGGTTATAATTATGAAGTTGGTGTTAGTACATATAAGGGTGAGACTACTGGTGAAGGCGGTTATGTATATTCAGAGCCAGGTATGTATTCAAACGTAGCAGTACTAGACGTTGCATCCATGCACCCTACATCTATAGAAGCTCTTGATATGTTTGGACCATATACTAAAAACTTTAGCGCATTAAAAGCTGCTCGTATAGCAATTAAGCGTAAAGATTATGATTCAGCTAAAACAATGCTTGGTGGTATATTAACTCCACATTTAGATAGTGTAGATAACGCTGAAGCTTTATCTTATGCTCTAAAGATTATTATCAATATTGTTTATGGTCTAACAAGTGCTAAGTTCCCTAATCCTTTTAGAGATCCTAGAAACATTGACAATATTGTAGCTAAACGTGGTGCTTTATTTATGATTGACTTAAAACAAATGGTTCAAGAGCAGGGATATCAAGTAGTTCATATTAAGACTGACTCTATCAAGATTCCAAATGCTGATAAAAAGATTATAGATCTGGTAATGGAGTTTGGTAATAATTACGGTTATGAGTTTGAGCACGAGGTTACTTACGATAAGTTCTGTCTTGTAAACGATGCTGTATATATTGCTAAGACTTTAGACGGTAAGCGACCATCATATTGGGATGCAGTAGGTGCTCAGTTCCAACATCCTTATGTATTTAAGAAGCTGTTTAGTAAAGAACCGATCGAATTTAAAGATCTATGCGAAACAAAAACTGTAACAACGGCTTTATATCTTGACTTTAATGGTTTAGAAACACCTATGGTATTTGTTGATCCTATGCATTTTGTAGGTAAAGCAGGACTGTTCTGCCCTATACAAGAGGGTAAAGGTGGGGGATTATTGTTAAGAGAAAAAGACGGAAAGTATTATTCCGCTACTGGAGCTAAGGGATATTATTGGCTAGAATCCGAAATGGTTCAAGCGTTCAACAAAGAAAACGATATTGATATGCGCTACTTTGATAAATTAGTTGACGAAGCTATTGAAAACATATCTAAGTATGGAGATTTTGAATGGTTTAATAGTTAATAAAAATTAGAAAGTCAGAAGTAAAATGAAGAAATCAATAATCTTTGTAACCACTGTTTGCATAGTATTCTTAGGTGCAGACAGGGGTTTATCTGAAAACCAATATAATAAAAATATTAAGCAAGAAAAAAATATTAAGCAAGAAAAAAATATTAACTTACTTTTTTTAAAAGAAAAAGACGAAAAAGTAGTTAGCTTAATAAATAATACAGATGATATGTCCGAAGTTTTAAATTATCTAAAGCAACGAGTAAATAAAACACCATATGTATATTCTGGTTCTAACCCAAAAAGAGGGTGGGACTGCTCAGGTTTAGTAGTATGGACATACAAACAATTTAATATAGAAATACCGCACTCCGCACACAAACAGTATCTCTACGGTAAGGAAACAAAAAATCCTAAACCTGGCGATATTGTTTTGTTTGGTAACAACAATCACTATGATCACTCTGCTATATATTTAGGAAACAACAAAGTAATAAACGCTAATAGATATTATGGTACTACCGTTATTGAGTCTGTTAACGATTTTAAAATGTATTCAAAGTTAATATATATAAGAGTTATCGACACATTATAGAAAGGTTATATTATGGCAAAACATCGTGCCGAGAAAGAAAAGAAAAAACTTCTCAAATGGCAAAGACAATTGAGATTTAGAATGCGAGTCCAATCTATCCCACAAAGGATTAGAGAAATTAAAAGAAATTTAATAGATGATATTAGATTTACATACAGAGTAACAAAAATAGAAATATCCAATTTAAAGAATAGAAAAGGTTAACATGACTGCAAAAATGACAAATGCTACACTAGAGGATGTCCGTATTGCTTTCCGTAATTTTAGCGGAAAAGAAGGTAAGTACAATAGAGAAGGAGATAGAAACTTCTGTGTTCTACTTCCTGAAGATGTTGCACGACAGATGCAAAATGACGGATGGAATATTCGTTATTTGAAACCAAGAGAAGAAGGCGATTCACAGCAAGCATATTTGCAAGTAGCTGTTAACTACAAGGGTAGACCGCCACGTGTTGTAATGATCACCAGCCGTGGTAAGACTAACCTTGAAGAAAACATGATTGATATTCTAGACTGGGCCGATGTAATCACTGCAGATGTTATTATTAGACCTTACGAATGGTCTGTTAATGGTAAGAGTGGTATCAAGGCATATCTACAATCTATATATGTTACAATTGAAGAAGATGACCTAGATCGTAAGTACGGAGACGTTCCAGACAGTGCGTCTAGTGCCACAATTGAGCAAGGTTATTCTGAAGAATCGGAAGACAGATACTAAGAAAGAAGTAGCTAAAATGTCAAAGGTAAAACATTTTCAAGTTAAACCAGAACATGTTGAAGCTATTCAGTTTGGTGGAAGAAACGGACAAGAGATCTGCGACTGGGTAAACCTATTTGCAGATCGTTATAATATAAGTGTTTCGCACTTCGACGACTGTGTTATTATTAAACATAATGAAACGGGTATTGAATGGAAAGCCGAAGTAGGAAACTGGGTAGTAAGATCATTTGTTAATTCTTATTTTTATGTTGAAACAGCCGTTGTAATGTCCGATCAATATATTAAATTGTAAATTATATGTAGGGTATGAGTCTTTATAGGCTTGTGCCCTACATATACACATTTTTAATTTTTCTGAAAGGAGGAGCATGAATGAAGTATGGGGAGAAATAGAAGGCTTTCCTAACTACGCAATTAGCAATTATGGCGAAATAGTTAACATAAAGTTTAACAGAATAATAAAACCAAGATCTAACAGTAGAGGATATTCGCATGTTATCCTCTTTACTGATGGAGTAAGAAAAGAATTCTACGTTCATCAGTTAGTAGCATCAGTATTTTTAGGCGATTTTCGTGTAGGTACTCATATTCAACATAAAGATGGCAATAAGCGCAACAACCACGTTAACAATTTAAGAGTTCGTGGTAGACAGGGTAACGACGTATCATATACTCCAGTCTACACTAGAGGTCGACGTGTTCGTATTATAGAGACGGGCGAAGTATTTTTAAACGCATATGCATGCGCTAACTATATTGGCGGTCACGCGTCAAACATATATTCATGTTTAAGAGGTAAAAGCAGAACACACTTAGGTTATAGTTTCGAATATCTTGAAGAGGAGGCGATCTTGTATGGCAATTAATTTGTATCCACATCAGTTGGAAGCAATAGAAAAAATGAAGAACGGCTCTATCCTCAAAGGTGGTGTAGGTACAGGTAAGTCTAGAACAGCTATAGCATATTACTACACTAAGGTTTGTGGTGGTGGTATCAAGGTAGGTAGCGTTGGTGAGACAACGTCAATGAAGAACCCTAAGGATATATACATCATAACTACAGCTAAGAAAAGAGATAAGAAAGAATGGGAAGGTGAATGTGCCCCTTTCATGATATCCAATACAAGGGATTTTAGTATAAACCGTGTAATGCTTTTTGTAGACTCATGGAACAATATTGCTAATTACGCAGATGTACAAAACGCATTCTTTATATTTGACGAACAGCGTCTAGTAGGTTCAGGTGCTTGGGTTAAATCGTTTATTAAGATTGCTAAGCAAAACGAATGGGTTGTCCTTTCAGCAACGCCTGGCGATAACTGGATGGATTATGTTCCGATATTTGTAGCTAATGGATTCTATAAAAACAGAACTGAATTTATAAGAACGCACGTAGTCTATAACAACTTTTCTAAGTTTCCAAAGATAGACAGATACGTAGAACAGGGTACTCTAATTAAACATCGTAAAAATATTTTAATTGAAATGCCATATGAAAGACATACCGTAAGAAATATTAAGGAAGTAGAGGTATACTATGATCAAGACTTGTTTAGAAGTGTTATTGATAATCGCTGGAATATATTTGATGATCGTCCTTGCAGGGATATTAATGATCTTTTTCTTGTAATGCGAAAACTTGTAAACACGGATCCTTCACGCTTTGAAGCTATTATAGATATTGTATTGAAGCATAAAAAGGTTATCGTGTTTTATAATTTCGATTACGAGCTAGAGATATTAAGAATGCTACAAGGGGCTCTTGATATTCCCGTTGCCGAATGGAATGGTCACAAGCACGAAGAAATTCCAGAAACAGATCAGTGGATATATTTAGTACAATACACTGCTGGATCTGAAGGATGGAATTGTACAGAAACAGACGCTACTGTATTTTACAGTTTAAATTATTCATACAAAATCAATGAACAAGCAAAGGGGCGAATTGATAGACTTAATACTAATTTTGTTAATCTGTATTATTATATTCTTCTTTCTGATTCGTTAATAGATAAAGCAATCAATAAAGCTTTATCAAGAAAAGAAGATTTTCAAGTGTTAGATTCGTATTTACACACCTAACACAATAAGTACACACCTTTTATATATTCCCACTTACCCATTTTCTGGAAAAAAATGTGGTAGGTTTGTACACACTTTTTAAATGTGGTGGACAAATCTCTGGGAATGTGTCCATTTTTGAAAACGTTCTTGGCCACGAAAGTCCACATGTTTGTGGTTGTGAGATCTCAGTAAACTATTGAGACTTGTAAGGACGATGTTTCATTTTGGTCAAAAACCCATTACTATATATTAAAACTTTATAAAGTAAATTAATAATAATATAAAGAGTTTTTCATCAAAAAATGTGTGACCATAAAAGGTGTGTACTTAATCACGCACTCTAAACAAGGCGTATAATAGAAGGAATAGAATATGTTTATACATAGGCTATCATTTTTTAAGGAATAATACATGTCAGAAAGTAAATTTCAAACTCAACTGATTAAAGAAATAAAAAGAATGCTTCCAGGCTGTTTTGTTTTAAAAAACGACGCCTCGTACTTACAAGGTGTACCGGATCTTTTAATTTTATATAAAGACCGATGGGCCATGTTAGAAGTAAAAGTTTCTGAAGATGCACGCGTTGGACCTAATCAAGCATATTATGTTAGAACGTTCAACGCCTTATCTTTTGCCAGATTTATTAATCCAGAAAACAAAGAGGAAGTTTTAGATGATCTTCAACACGCACTCACATTTTGAAGGTAAACACGCTTTCTTAAGCGCTAGTAAATATCATTGGATTAATTATTCAAATGATAAACTAGACAACGTTTACAAAACTGCCTTAGCTGCGGCTAAAGGTACAGAACTACACGAGTTTGCTTCTCAAGCTATTAAGTTAGGAATCAAACTACCAAAAACTCAAAAAACCATGAACATGTATATTAATGATGCAATTGGATACAGAATGAAACCAGAACAAATTCTTTTTTATTCTGTTAATTGTTTTGGAACAGCTGACGCTATTTCTTTTAGAAACAAGCAGTTAAGAATTCATGATCTTAAGACTGGCGTTACTCCTACATCAATGAAACAATTAGAAGTCTATGCGGCTTTATTTTGTTTGGAATACAAATTCAAACCATATGAGATTGATATTGAATTAAGAATATATCAAAACGATAATGTTGAAGAGTATATTCCGGAAGTTGATGACATTGTACATATTATGGATAAAATTATAACATTCGATAAACAAATTGAAATATTGAAAGCTGAGGCCATGCAATGAGCGAAGAACTAAACGAAGACGAATTAAAACATATCGGTGTTGCTAGAAAGTCAGGAAGATATCCTTGGGGTTCTGGTGAAAACCCAAGACAGAGACAAAAAACTTGGCTAGATTCCGTTGCTGAACTTAAATCTAAAGGTTTAACTGAAACGCAGATAGCTAAAGGCCTTGGTTTATCATCAACTACAGAACTTAGAGTTTATACTTCTATTGCTAAAAATGAAACTAGAAAAGCAGACGCATCTGAAGCCATGAGGCTAAAAGAAAAAGGATATTCTAACGTTGCTATTGGTAAAAAAATGGGAAAAAATGAATCATCAATTCGTGCTCTTTTAGAACCAGCAGCTGCAGAAAGAAGAGATATTCTTCAAACAGTAGCTAAAAGCCTTAGAGAACAAGTAAAACCAGATGTATATCTTGACATTGGTGAAGGAACCCAACATGAATTCGGTGTTGCTAAAGATAAACTATCAACCGCAGTTGCCATTTTGAAAACTGAAGGCTATAAAGTTATGTATGTTAAGGTTCCTCAATTAGGAACTAAAAACTTTACAAGCGTTAAAGTTCTTGTTGGTCCTGATGTTACATATTCAGAAGTTTATAAAAACACAGATAGAATTACAACATTTAATCAAACAACAAAAGACTATGGAAGAACATTTTACGGTTTAACAACACCTAAAAATGTAAAACTTAATAGGGTATCAATTGTTTATGATGAAGATGGCGGATCTAACAAAGATGGTATCATTGAGTTAAGACCAGGTGTTGATGATTTAAATTTAGGTAAATCTAGGTATGCTCAAGTTAGAATATCAGTAAATGGTACACACTATCTTAAAGGTATGGCTGTTTATGCAAATGATCTACCAGATGGCGTTGACATAAGATTTAACACTAATAAATCTAAAAATGATCCTAAAATAAAAACTAAATTAGATGTAATGAAACCATTAAAAGACGATCCAGATAATCCTTTTGGAGCAGTAATCAAACCTGGTGGACAAAGAGGCGCCCTTAATATTCTTAACGAAGAAGGCGACTGGTTTAAATGGTCAAACAAACTATCATCTCAAATGTTGTCAAAACAAAATCCGTCTTTAATTAAAGAACAATTAGGTTTAACTTTTGCAGCTAAAAAACAAGAGTTTGATGATATTATGGCTTTAACAAACCCTACAGTTAAAAGAAAACTATTAGAAACATTTGCAGATGACGCAGATTCTTCAAGCGTAACACTAAAAGCTATGGGGCTACCAAGAACTAGAAACCATGTTATTTTACCAATTCCATCTTTAAAGGATAATGAAGTTTATGCACCTCAATATAGAAATGGCGAAAAGGTAGTTTTAATTAGACACCCTCATGGTGGTATATTTGAAATACCAGAACTTCAAGTTAACAATAGAAACAGAGATGCTATTGGTATATTAGGTAGAGCAACAGATGCAATTGCTATTAATCCAAATGTAGCAAAGCAACTATCAGGTGCCGATTTTGATGGAGATTCCGTTTTAGTTATACCTAATACTTCTGGTTCAGTAAAATCATCAAAAGCCATAACTGCTTTGAAAGAATTCGATCCTAGAGCATCTTATGGTGGTTTTGATGGAATGAAAAAGATGACTAACACTCAAACAGAAATGGGTAATATCTCCAATCTTATTACTGATATGACAATTAGAGGTGCAAGCGCTCCAGAAATAGTAAGAGCTGTTAGACACTCGATGGTTGTAATTGATGCTGAGAAACATGGATTAAATTATAAACAATCATATGCTGATCATGGTATTAGAGAATTAAAAAACAAGTATCAAGGTGGAATCACTAATGGCGCATCAACTCTTATTTCTAGAGCATCATCAGATCTTAGAGTAGACGAAAGAAAACCAAGACCTGCTGCTTTAGGTGGAGCTATTGACCCTAAGACCGGTGAAAAAGTATTTGTAAAAACCGGTGTTACTTATCCAGAAAGAATACCAAGACCTGATTCAATGGGTGGCCCTATTGATAAAGCAACAGGTAAAAAAGTTTTTATAGAAACTGGCGTTATTAAAACAAGGACTACTCTTTCAACAAGATTGGGAGAAGCTAAAGATGCATATGAACTATCATCTGGTACACCTAGAGAAGCTCTATATGCAGACTATGCGAATAAATTAAAAGCCCTAGCTAATGATGCTAGAAAAAATGCATATTCAACACCGCCTCTTAAATACTCACCCACTGCTAAAGTAACGTATGATCAAGAAGTAAAATCTTTAGAAGCTAAGCTTCAAATCGCCTTTAAAAACAAGCCCCTAGAGAGACAAGCTCAAATCTTAGCAAACAATATTGTTAACGCTAAGAAAGCAGATAACCCCAATATGGACAAAGACGAGATTAAAAAGATGAAAGGTCAAGCGTTAAACTCAGCAAGAGAAAGAGTTGGTGCTAAAAAGCAACAAGTTATAATATCCCCAATAGAATGGGAAGCTATTCAAGCGGGCGCTATTAGTAACTCAAGACTATCAGACATTCTTGATAACACCGATATAGAACAAGTAAAAACCCTAGCTACACCTAGAACAAACACAGTTATGTCCAGTGCTAAGACAGCAAGAGCTAATTCAATGTTTGCAGCTGGCTATACACAAGCTGAAATAGCAGACGCCCTAGGTGTTCCTACTACAACATTAAATGCAGCTTTAAATAGATAGAAAGGATTTTATGGCTAAGTTCATGTTAACTACTGTAGATAATCCTTTCAATCCTTTTAAACAGTTTGATGAGTGGTTGTCTTATGATGAATCACAAGGATACTACAGTAATGAGTTGCTTGCAAGAGTCGCCACCTACTCAGATGAACTATCTGAAGCAGACCAGGATCTTGCAATCGAGTCAGCAATTAATGATATAATAAAAGAAGACGCAACTTTACTTTATAAAAAGATAAAAAATAATATCTAACATAATTTAAAGAGAGGGGAGGGGGGGTCTCGCAAAATACACCCCCCCCTCTGCAT